TAGACGGCACAGAAGGCAAGTTGCCTACGCTAATCGTTTGCGCGTTTGGTGCTGGCACAGAATCAAGCGTTAAAGCATCTACTTGCGTTGTTGTTAGATCGCCTTGGTACTGCGTAAACCATGCCAAGTTGTCTGTATCAAAAGTAATGTTTTGCGGATTTTCTCTATCAGCATTATCGATTGACTGTATTACGTTGCGCACATCTGGGTAATACAAAAAACTATGTGGCTCAATAGTAAACACCCAAGGTACTGCCGTTAAATATTGCGCTGTCGTAATGTAGCCAGCCCGACTTATTTGTTGCCCAATTACTCTGCGATTGTTAACGTTCATACTTTGCTGTATGTTGACGATTGTTTGAAAAGACATTTAGGTTCTCCCGCGACTGACTGCAAGCGATTTGTTTGCGTATTGATTAGCCGCCCAAATAGCATTTGGACTACTCATAATCCGATCTTCAAAACTCTTTGTATCTATCGCTTGAATGTTGTAATTGTTTACAACGCTTGGTTTATTTCCCATTGTGCTACCAAGCATGTTGTTTGGAATAACTGTTCCCGCAGTTTTAGGCACAAACAATTCGGGACCACGCTCACCAACCAATGATGCAACGCCTACGGGTGGTTCGCCACCATCTGCGTAGCCCATTCCTGGGGCGGCACTTGATATGGAACTTGCGCTAGAACTGCCACCAAATAAACTGCTAAAAAGTCCCATGCCACCCATAGATTTAAAGACCATTGCGGCTTGTGCTTTTAACTGTATTGCCATTAAATCTTGAATGATGCTTCGCGCTAAATCTTTAAACGATAACTTGCCTGTGCGCACAAAGTTATCTAAAGCGGCATTCATATTGCCCATTACAGATTCAAATGCTTGTTGACCACGTTCAAGTTCTGTTGCCATGTTACGGAAATAATCTTCCATAGCCATGCCAAAGCCCTCGCCAAATGAACCGCCACGTTGCGCCTTTGTAATTTCTTGTCTTGCTCTTGCATTACGTTCTGCAAGTTGTGCAAGTTTTTCTTCGCGTTCTATTGCTTGATTTTTTGTTTCTAAATCAAGTACCCCGCTACGGCTTATTTCATCTACCATCTTTTTGCGATTGCTTTCAATTTGCAATAGTTCTTTTTCAAGAAGAACATCCTCTTGGCGCATGTGTCTTGCTCTAATAGATAATTTAAATTCTTCTTGCTGGTCTTGCAATACTCTTTCGTATTCTTTTTGACGCAACGAAATGGCAGTAAATGCATCAACTTCCAATTTAAGATTTGCAAATAATTGTTTGCCCTCTTGTATTTGAAGATTGTTTATATAACGAATTTCTGCAAGACGTTGACGCGCTAGTTTTTCTGCTTCTGCATCACGACCTTCTTTAACGTTTCTGCCATCACCCTTAGGGCGATCCATTGGCATCCAGCCTTCATAATTGCCTTGATCAAATTTGCCTAGTTCTTGTTGCTTTTGTAATTTTCTGTATTCTTCAGCAAACTTTTTTAACTTTTCTTCATCTGCCCCAAGACCAGCAAAACCAAACGCGCTTGCAAATTGAGCCAACATTTTCATGTTGCGCCCTAAATTGGTAAACGCATCGGAAGCGTTTTCTGCTTTCTTTGCAATTCCTTCTAACCAATTAACAAACTGTAATGCTGGCGTTCCAATAAACGCAGTAAATTCCACCATCAATGCATGTGTGATTTTGTGCAGTTTATCCCATGCATCACCAGCGTCTTTAACGCTTTGCGCTTGCACTTCTGTAATGTGTCCAGCCTCTTGCATTTGCTTTGCAAGATCACCTATTGCTACGCCTTTAACGCCTTTGCCAAACAACTCCATTGCGCGAGCGTTGCGCGTTATGGTGTCTGGCATTTTTTCTAAACCACGGAACACTTTTTCAAGTAACTGTTCCATGCTCATTGAGCCTAAATCTTTAAGACTAATGTCAAGGTCTTTAAAAGATTTTTGTGCTTCAAATGAACCGCTTGCCGCTTTATCTACAAACGCGGTAAATGATGAAAGCATTTTGCTTGCGTTTTCAGCCTTGCCACCATTTTGTGCAAGTGCTTCGCCTAACTTTAATACTGTGTCGATTGCTAATTCATTAGCAGTTGCAACGTCTGCAACGCTGTCTGCAAACTCTAATGCTTTGTAAGTCATTGCCGCAAATGCGGTAACTCCCACAGTTGCCATTGTCTTTGCTTGTGATGCAAACTCCGACAAATCTTTTTTGGCGGCTTCTATACCTTTAACAAACTCGGCAGTATCTAAACCAAGTCGTACACCTAAGCGAGCAATCGTATTAGCCATTTTTAAACCTACTCTTTGTAAATTTTGGGGCTTGTGTTACATACGCCAGCAGACTGTTATTTACTGACTCCTTCTTGTCTTGTTCGCTCATTGGCGGGTAGATGTAATCATAACCTCTGCCCAATATTGTGGCAAGTTTGTACGCTGGTGAATTGGGTGTTCGCATGTAGTTAAACACGCCAGCAGTCAATGTACCTAATACTTCTAGAATTGCACGATTGCCAATTACTCCATCCGCATACATTGTTTGGATTTGCGCCATAGTTACATCGTCTATGTCGGCAAGTGTGTCATGTGTATGCCCATTGAAGATCATCGCCACTTCGACTTGTTTCCTCAATGAGCCTATTAGTTTCCCCGCGACTCCTTGTAACTAGGGCTAATAGATTCTGCAATCTTTTCCATTAACGCTATTTGCACAGTTATGGGAAATTCTTCCTCAACTTCTGCATAGGTTAATTCTGTCAATGAGTCGTTAGCGTTTTCTGGAATTATTAATTTAATAAATTCTGTAATACGTATCTGCGTCATTAGTTTTGTCTTGGCAGTTTCGCGCAACGAGCGACCGCTGACAACTATGTCATCGTCTGTAAATTTAAATTCTTCTGTTTCTTGATCTCTAAATTGTTCAAGAGGTGTAGAAATAGTTTTATAGATTTCATCTATTTCTTCTTGTGGCGGGTTTTGAATGCGCTCATACATTGCATCCGATTCCGCGACCGATGGAATGCGCACTTTAAAAATATGTCCACCCAATTCAAACTGTCGAATGAATAAGCCTTTACGCTTAGTTTCGTATTGAGTCCCCAAGAGACTTGCTAATTTTGTCATATCGTGTCCTTATCATTTAACGTTCTTCGCTCTAAATTGTTCACAGCGTCTGCCGATTATCTCACCCAAAGTATTAGCCACATGCGTTGATTGACTTTCCAAAGCCACACGTAAATATGGTTTAGGTGCAATATTTGCCGTGCCAAATTCTTGTGCTATTGCACGCGCATCATATGGAAAGTCTAATGAATATGCGTACTCTTTGAATTTTTTTCTATACGCTTCTTTGTCTTTTTTGTATAACTCAACGTTAGCCGCAAAGAACTCGCGTTTCTTTTTCTTTGGAAAAGGCTTAGTTGTTACCAGACCAATAACTGTATCTGTCGCGCTTGCGTACTTTGATTTTTGATCACGCTTGTTTGGTCTGCGTGCCTCTACCCATAATGTTCTTGCTAGATCGCCAGATTCTTTTGGTGCTAAAAATCTTGCCACCGATAAAACGGGCTTCATTGCTTCGCGTGCCGCTGGAACAAGAACTTTGCTTGTTGCGTGTTTGTCGCCTATCTCATCCGCTAATTCTTCAAAGATAGCAAGAGCCTCGCTCAACCCAGTAACTTCAACTTGTCGACCACCAAAAGAACCAGAAACATTCATGGCATTACCCTTTGAGTATCTTGTTATAAATCGCGCTATTTAAATCAAGTACAAATTGAACTATCTGCTCTGGTGTCATTTTGTCTGCATGAGCAACTGACAGACGATAGGCTAAATCAACGCCAGCAAGACGTTGTTGTTGCCAGCCAAACCAATTCTTTTGTTGACCATTTTGTGTTTGATCAATTAAGAAATTTAAAAGAGCATCTGAATTATTTATTGTCATGTCTTGTAGTAAAAGCCCCGAAGGGCTTTTGTTATGTATTGTTTGACCAGCCGTAAGAGTTACCGCCTACTGGGTGAATCACAAACTCAAACTTGCCTTCAGCAGTTGGAGACATGTCCCACTTTAGACCGCCAACGCGACCATTGAATGCATACGCTACTGTGTCTGTGCCGTCATAGACTGCGACAACATAAGTGCGGATGATTGTGCCGTTGTAGCCATCATCACGAATTAGCAACTGCGCTGTGTCTGCTGGATTCCAAGGTGCAGTAATGCTCAATGATGTAACTTGATTTTGTGTGGTGATTTTTGCACCAGTTCTTGCACCAGCAACGTTATATGCCGCAAATGCATCATCAGAACCAAATGGAGGTACTGCTTCAACTGGAACTTGTATGCCGTCAGTACCAGTACCACCAGCGGATGTGCCGACAATATCTGCGACTTGTGCTGTCCAAGTTTCTAGTTGTGTATCTGTTAACGCTGTGGGCGTTGCGCCAGTTTGCATCCATAGGGTTGCTACGTATCCGGGTAAGACTTTATTAATGAGAGCCATTTTTAATTTCCTTTAAAAGAAGTTGATCATTCTTGTCTTATGTTGGTACGTCAATCGTGCAGTCGATTATCACTTGGTTCATACCCAGAGTGTCATCATAGGTGTTGTAGAGCCACATGCAATCTACTTTGGCTACAAAGAAACCGCT